GTGAACGTGAAACTGCTGCCTGTTGAGGGTGAGCTACTGAGCTAATTCTCGGGGCTGGAGCAACTACCCCGCGCATAGAACGCATCATTGCAGCTTGCAAATTTCTCTGGTTTACAGAGAATCTGCTAACCTCAAACACGGTTTTCATACTTACTTGATCTAGAGCATCCCCTAGAACCATTCCAAGCTTTCTTTTATCAACAGTGAATTTATTAATATCAAAGTTGAGTTTAAGATGTTTGTTTGTAAACTTACCGAAATTCTTAAGCTTTTTCTCAAGCCGATTCAAGGTATTATCTACAGCGAGAACACTCTTCTTGTCCACCTGTATTGACATCGATGCGAAGTAGCGTGCGATAGGAGTAGACACTGTAGATTCCTTTATTTCTTGTTAGATTCTGCTTTGGCCTTATCATAAGCCATCTTTTTCAGGGTGTCGTGAACATCGCACATTTCAACTAAATCATAGAGCTGCTTGGTTGAATATGTTGTCTCAAATAAAGGGAGCATCCATAAACCACCAAGCTCATGTGTAACTACCCTATAAATATCCCACGACTGAGAAAACTTATCTTCTATCTGTTTTTCCAGAGGATTTGAGGCTCTAGTAGACGGGGCGTTCTCTGTTACTCCTCGCCACCGTCTTGTTCGAAAACCTCACCGAAGTTCCATTCGATAACTGCTTGGTAGAGGTTACGTAGATGACCAAACTTACGGGCAAATACGATATCAAACGATTTGTCAGTAATCTGCATACCATCTTTATTAACGTAAGAGCAAATTACTTGCTTCATCAGGGCAAGGTCAGCTTTGCCACTTTCAATGCTTTCCTGCTGAGCCTCCATAAACTGAAGACCTTTGGTTGCAGGCATCGCATTGACAAGGTATTCTACATTATCAATAGTTAGTACGGTCTGAGGCAAACCAATGTCTGCCATATTAAGCTTACTCATAAATATCTCTCATTATTTAGTTTGTAAAAGAACAGAGGTTGTTTCCATGACAACCACATCCCTAGAAAATGTTATCAATGGTGTTCATTTATCTGAGTACCACCATATTTTTCGTATATCCTTACCACACCTTCAATATTTTGTGCAGATGTGGTTTCAGACCACCCATCGGACATATAATCCTTACTAATTAATCCGCACACCAACTCTGTTTTACATTCCCTTTCGGCCTTCTTACAGGAAACTACGTCTGGGAATGTATAAGTCAGTAGGTGTTGTACATCATAGACACACTTACTGTTCTGTTGCTTCAATCGCATAGCAGAATTACTGGTAATACCAAACTTAATTGCAATAAGGCTGGTTTTATCATAAACCCCATGAATGTACGCTTCTGTCTGCCTTGATCGGGAGTTGCAATCACACCCTATATACCCAACATTCAGATTAGATTTATGGTAAGTCCTATCACTTAAACAAGCGGGGCAGATGACAGTAACATCATACCGCCCACCAGTTTTGAAGGCATTCTTAACAGCAATCCAAGGCAGTAACTTCTGTTGAAGTTTAGGCCAAGTCTTATACTCACTAGATGTTTTTGATATGCATCGGATCATTTGATCGGTAATCACATCTGTGCATTTACATGTAGGGCTTGATCTATACTTAATGTAAGTAATTTGATCTTTTGTACTGCAACCACGACAAACACAAACTTTTTGGCGGTTTCCACGGCTATCTTTAATGTACCCAATATTCTGGTACTGGTAACAGCGACCAAAAGTATCCTCTGCTACTGTTGTTGGAAGGAATTTGCCTTCACCGACCAAATCTTTTAGATTCACTAGAGCACCTCACATGTATAAATGAGTTGGTATTCTAGCAGCGACTAACCTATAACGCAAGTCATTTTGTTAAAAGATACCACTAACAGCATCAACAGCTTTGTTAGCCAAACCAGAAGCAGCTTGGAAAATCCCACTAAATATGTTATTTACTTGTGCATTACCACCTACAGTGTAACTACCAGTAGTCTGACAGAAGATTCTCCACTGACGATATTCAAACTCGCCAGAGTAGACAACTTCAGGGTATCCTACAATATAGGCTTCTACAGAACTGAATACACTTGTACCTTTTAAATCGGAGATTGTTAAGGAAATACGCCCTGTACCATTCTGAAGGTCAAGCTCATGAATCCGTGAGAATACATCATTGCTCATAGAAGTTTGAAGCAGTGGAATAGTAATCATGCAACTTGTGTCAGCATTTCTTACTCGTGTATGTTTACCACGAATACCCCTAATGGGCTTGAAAGCATCTACACTTCTTGCAATTGAAATACTCTGCCAACCTGTAACTGTGTAACCACCGAAAGTGAGCTGTACTTCTTTTGGACTATAGCAAAATACTTTAGACATTTAGAATAGCCCCAATCCCGGTAGTGCAGAAACTGCAATGTTTGTAATGTCTTGAAGAAGACTAGATGCTTCCTCATTACCACCTACGTTGATGGTGGCAAATGCAGACTTAATCACCCACACACGACTATCAATTGCATTACTCTTTGTAAGACTAGGAACCCCTTCAATCCAAGATTCAGTGGAGAACAATAAGTCACTGCCACTTTGGTCTTTAATCAAAAGAGGGAATTTACCTCTTTGAGTAATCTCATCTACTTGCCACATCTTAGTTAAGAGGTTATTAGTCTCAGCACCGTTGTGTAAAGTGATTGTAATTGTGTATGTTTGACTGTTGTTATACTTTCTTGCTATTGTCCCATCAGGCATCCGTACACTGCTGTAAGGCATTTCATCTTTATCAACAGAGATGAATGTACCGTCAACATAGCCTTCAATTGGAATGAATCCAGCAATAAGGCAGTTCACTGATTCTGGGCAATAATTAAATAAATTAGTCATAACTTCTCCTTAGAGTTAAAGGGCTATATTTCAAGCCCTTATAAGGCTAAATTATGCAATCCAACGTGGATCAACTTCACCACCAACTGCGTTAACAGCTTGAACCGCAGCTGCATCCAGTGGAGTGTTACCACCAATGTAGTTGTCAGTGTTGAACATGAAGAATGTCCAGTCACGTTGTTCAGTGGTCGTGGAGAGTGTTACGTCTGGAGTTGTTGCGATAATAGTTTGGCTGGAAAAGAACATAGTCTGTCCGCCAGCATCTTTAATCGTGCAGTTTACAACCCAGTCATTATTATCTGTTTCTTCATCGGCACGTTGAAGTGCTTGTAGAACATAGTTCGACTGGCTATATTGATGCAAGCTCAGGGTTACGTTCATAGAACGATTACGACGCTTCACCCGTCCGCCCGACAAATCTGCGCCGATATACGGCTCCGACGCGACTACCATTCTAGTCGCATTCAGGAAAGTGCCGTCCATGAAGCCTGTAACTTGGTGGGAAAAATCTCCCTTAGATAGGATAACTGTCACACCTTCCGGGCTATAGTTACCAATTAAAATTTGATCTGCCATTTTATTTCCTGTTTATCTGGTTAGGTGCCATTAGGTCTGTCACCATAAATTTGTTCTGATATGTCGTCGTAAGCTTTTGCGGCAGCTAACTCCGTATTGAATCGCTTTTGAAGATAAATTGTTGAGTTACGGTTTAAACGAGCAACCCAAGCATCACGAGCCTTGTCATAGTAAACACCTTTATATGACGAAGTTCCATCAGACTTAGACTTATTATGATTACCAACATCCCTGTTAACCCAACGACAATTCTCTTTATGGTAGTTACCATCGAAGTCGATACGATCTATGTCAGCTCCTTCGTACCAACCTTCACTCATGTCATTCCAGAAACCTTCAAAAGTTTCCCAGTTTGATGGGTAGCGAATTCCACGACCGCCATACCGATCCCAGCGTGAGTTGTTTGGATTGGTGCAACGATCCTTCAACCCTTGCCATGATCTGTAAGCCGATCTACCGGTCATCCCGTGAGTTGTCATCACTAAACCGACAGTCTCTTTCTGTAAACACCCACAAGATTTGGTGTTCCCATCTTTCAGGCCATCAAGTCGTATTTTGAAAGGATCAGAACCACATTCACAGGACACCAGAACCATATTTCTCTTACCGGCCCCTATAGAC